ACGGTTGAGGTTGCTCGACTGCTGTTACGTGATGCTGAAGAACTCGTGCGACGCTGTATCACGCTGTACCCTGATCCTGCCGAACCTGACGACACGTACACACTGATGAGTATGCTGCGTATTCCGGCAAATACCAGCACCGGGGGCAGTCAAAAGAACCGCCGTACACTCATCAGACTCGCTTTGAAAGAGCGAGACACCAGATTGGACCCCAATCACCCGCTTCGCCGGCCGCGATTGCGCATCGATAGGTCTTGTGTGAAGCTGCGATGGGAAATGAGAGAGGGCTGGCGGTGGCCTGAACACCGTTCCGAGGTGTCTTCGACCACTGAAGAGCCGATGGACAAAGACAATCACGGTCCTGAAGCCCTCGGCCGGTACTTCCGTGGGCGCTTTCACGCACCTGAGCGTGAGGGTGGGTCGTTTAGCACCCAGGGAAGGATGGGATAACCGCCAATGGCTGACGCATTCACCCCGTATTCCACGGTGGCTCCCTTCTTCGGGACCAAGCCCAACTGGATCACGGACCCTCTCAACCTTCAGCGCATCCAATCGTACGAAGCATACGAGCGCATCTACTGGACTGCACCGGACGTATTCGCTGTGCAGATGCGTGGTAGCGATGCCAACCCGGTCTACATGCCGACCGCGCGCACCATCGTGGACACGACCAACCGATACGTCTGCCCCGATCTGCTGTTGAACGTCGTCAATGGAACCAATCCCGGCGAAACTGACACTCCCGACACCATCGCGGCGAACATGGCACTGGATGACCTGCTCACGCGGGAGAATTTCTATGCCAAGTTCAACGGTGCGAAGCGATACGGAATCATCCACGGTGACTGGGTGTGGCACGTCACAGCAGATGAAACCAAAGAGCTAGGTTCTCGCATCACTCTGACGGCTCTCGATGCGTCGATGTATTTCCCCATCACGGATCCGGAGAACGTCAACCGCTTCGTCGGCATCAAACTTGCGATGCCAGTCGTGGTGGACGACAAGACACGCGTGCGGGTGCAGACATATCGCAAGGACACAACGAAGACGCCCACACAGATCACGGTCGAAGAGGGAATCTTCGAGGTTAACGAGTGGGAAAAGATCGATGCGAAGCCCATTCAGGTACTGCGTGCACCGACTGCATTGCCTCCGCAGATCACCTCGATTCCGGTATACGGCTTGAAGAACTTCGAAGAGCCCGGTAACCCGTATGGGTCATCGGAAATGCGTGGTCTCGAACGTATGTTCTCGGAGATGTCTCAGGTAGTTACCGACGAGGGTCTGGCACTCGCACTCGAAGGTCTCGGGGCATACTCGACCGACGCTCCGCAGCCGATCGACCCGATAACCAAGCAGCAAGTACCGTGGCGAATCGGCCCGGGTCGCGTGCTGCATCGCCCGCCCGGGACCAAGTTCGATCGCGTCGGTGGTGTGGGCAGTACCACACCGATGGGTGATCATTATGATCGCCTCTTCGAAGCATCTCTACGAGCATCGTCATCGCCTGATGTTGCAGTGGGTCAGGTAGATGCTCAGGTGGCGGCGTCAGGCATCGCACTTGCCCTGCAACTTTCACCCATTCTGTCTAAGGCTCAGGAGCGTAACCGGCTCATCTTGGGTCGTATGATCCAGATGTTCTACGACGTTCTCACGATGTGGTATCCTGCTTACGAGCAGACCACATTCAACGACATTGCTGTGCAGGCCCAACCGGGTGAGGCAGTGCCTACGGATCGTGAGACTCGTCGTGATGAGCTGAACGATATGCTCGATCGAGGAGTCATCTCTACGCGGTATTACCGCACTGAGATGGAGAAGATGGGTTACGAGTTCCCTGACGACATCGAGCAGCAGATTGCCGCTGATAAGGCAGCTGGGGCGGCTGCAGCCAACGCTGATGCGGAGAGATTGCTGACTGAAGCGGGGGCGTAATGACTGCGATGAGTCCCCTCACTGCGTATGCACGAACACAGCTCGTTTATGATCGTGAGCTAGCGGTCATGCTCGAGCGTGCTGCGCGCGAGATTCGCACTCGCATTCGTACGCTGAAGATCGGCATCGGCGGTGAAGTTCGTAAGGCACAACTGAACCTCGTGCTGAGCGAGATTCGCAAGGTTCAGCAACAGCTGTGGCAACAAGGTGTGCAGTCAGTCCTGCTTGACGGTCGTCAGGCCGGCGCGAGAGCCTCTGAGATCAACGCAGAGACACTGCAACGTGTCATGTACGCATCACTGCCGGATGAGGTTGCAGAAACGCTCTCACGCTCGATTGAGGCGACAGCCGCCGAAGGCATTGCAACAGAGTATGCTCGTGTACCACGCGAACTGTCGGCTCGTGTGTATAAGAATGAAGCTCTCGCCAGCAAGGCCGTAGAGAGTACAATTCGAGCAGGATTGATCCAGGGACTGAGTGCGAAAGAACTCGCACAGAACGTTTATCGTTATGTCAGTCCTACGGCTCCGGGGGGTCAGTCGTACGCAGCCATGAGGCTCGCGCGCACTGAGATCAACAATGCTTTCCACGAGCAGCAAATAGCCGCCGCAAAACGTCCCGGCGTGACGGGTGTCAAGTGGAACTTGTCAGGATCACATCCGAAACCTGACTTGTGCAACGACTACGCATCACGTGATGATGGCATGGGACCTGGCGTTTACAAGGCCAACAATGTGCCACCCAAACCACATCCCCAATGCCTGTGTTATCTCACGTATGTGATGGTGACACCGAAGCAATTCAGCGAAGCATTGGGTAAGGGTGAGTTTGACGACGAGTTGAAGCGTCGTATCCAACGAAACTTCGAAATCGCTGAGCCCAAGCCGTTGTCTGCGCCGTCAAAACGCGCAGCCAAATCGACCACACCAAAGGTCAGCAAGCCAAAGACCCTCGCTCAGCGATATCGCGGGGGTGTGGAAAGTACTCGTCAGCTCGGTGGCGGGCAAATGGCGAAGACTGAACAGCTCATCCTCAAGGATGGATCTAAGGTCGTACGCAAGGTAGACCGAGGATATGGGTATGAGTTGGCGAAAGACGCCCAGGATGCGGAAGAATTGGCGTCGGTGTTGGGTCGTGGGCTCGGCATGAAGGTGCCTGAGGTGGCTCGGATAAGCAAAAACACCATCGTAACAGAGTTTTCCGAGGGTCGGCTACTGGGAATGGAAGCCGAACTTAGCGGGGCCGACATTTTCACTGGTCTCGCGGACGAGGAAATTACTCGACTCGGTCTTCTTGATACTGCGATGGCTAATGCTGACCGCAACACGGGCAACTGGTTGGTTGAGCATGGGCGAGTGATCCCCATCGACCACGGACAAGCGTTCATGGTGCGAGGTTCAGCCGAACAGACGATCCGGTTCATGGCCGGACCGATGAATCCCTTCTCGGGTCGGCTGTTCCATGAGACTACAGGTACCTTTGAGTATTCCGTGGCCGATGTTGATAGGATCAGGCTGCAAGTGCGCGCGACGCACGGAGAGTTTACTCGCCTCAACCACGAGGATTGGTACCAACAGACTCTCGATCGCTTGGACTACATGGAGTCCAAGGCTCGAGGAAAGAAGAAGGTGTTCTGATGCCTCTCGACGTGAAACCTGCTGACGATGACACGAAAGTCTTTGACACCGTGACTCTGGTCGGTGGTGTGCTACGGTTCGAGACCGGTGCATCACGTTCACTCTTCGATAATCTGAAGAGAACCCGTTCCCGTCTTGGGAAACCCATCACTGACGCTCAGGCTTACGCAGCGTTGACCGGTTGGAATAACGGGTACGTCCAAATCCAAGAAAGAGGTTGAGATGAGCCTGAGGCTTGTCAAGCCGGGTCTGTCTGCGGCATTCCCGGTGCATCCCACTATGCGGCATCCTCACACCGGTGAGCCGTTGCGAGCGATCGGGATCATCAAGGGTAAGCCGATCTGGCCGTTCATGGGGGCGTCTCCTGATGATCAGGGAGGCGCCGGCGGTGACGGCGGTGGTAGTGGTGGTGACGGAGGCGGTCAGCAGGGCGGTACGGGCAGTACCGGCGCGGCCGGGGGTGACGACAAGGGCGGCGATGATGTCGACGGTCTGAAGGCGCGTATCGCTGCACTGGAGGACGAGAAGAATCGTCACTACAGCCGGCGGAGCGAAGCGGAGAAGGAACTTGAGGCTCTCCGCAAGTTCAAGAGCGATCTGGAAAACGCGAGCAAGTCGGACCTGGAGAAGGCTCAGGGCGAAGTGACGCGTCTGACCAACGACCTCGCGAAGTTGGCTGAGGTCAACAAGGAACTGACGCTCAAGAACGCCTTCCTCTCCAGCAACAAGATCACGTGGCACAACCCCGAAGAGGCGCTGAAGCTCGCGGACCTCTCGGCGGTGGAGGTCAAGCCAGACGGAACGGTTGACACGAAGGCGCTGGAAGCAGCACTCGTCAACCTGTCCAACAAGAGCAAGCATCTCGTCAAGGCCGACGACGGCTCTGGGAGCGGTGACGACGGCAAGGGAAACGGGCAGGGCTCGGGTTCCGACATGAACGGCCGACGCAAGGGCGACAAGGGCGACGACAAGCCTCCGACTCGGGAGGAACTCGCCAAGAAGTTCCCCGCGCTGAACGCCTTCCGGTAACACTCCCGAAGGTCTGAGATCACGGGATAGCAACACCATCCTCTCACACACACAACAGACGAAAGGAGTGAGACAGGGATGGCAGGAACAGCTCGATACGACAAGACCGTAGCGGGAGCGGGTCTGCACCGGGTTCGACTGGCCGCAGCATGGCCGAGTTCGGATCAGGGTTTGCTGTACGGTATCGGTCTCGATGCCACCGGCAAGGCCGTCAAGGGTGCGGGTACGTCGGGAATCATCGCAGTGGTGTGTCTCGCGGGTCCGGGTGCGGCTCTCGGTGACATGGTCGACGCGATGACGCATGGCGAGATCGCGGACTTCCACTTCCTGAACGACGGAACCACGGCGACGGTCGCTGGCACGGTGTACTACCTGGATGCCACCACGGGTGTGCCGACGGTCACCGCGACGGCGAACAAGAAGATGGGCTATCTTCTGGAGAAGACGGTCCACGACCGGCTCATCGTGAACATCGACAGCGGCGGAACGGGGGCGTGATGTCGCGACGAAACCTCTGGGCGCCGTCGTCCAAGCTGGAGATCTTCCCGCCCTCCGCATTCGCCACCAAGCCCAAGAAGGGCATGGAGCTGGTCGATCTCCGGTCGCTCGGCTTCATCCCGACCATCGCCGGTGGTGCGCTGCCGACGACGACCGGCTCTGTTCACGGTACTCACGCCGCTGGCGATGTCGTCACTCAGACCTCGGACGGTCGGGATCTGAACGACATCTGGGCTCAGTTCATGGACCTGCTCAACGCCGTGAACGATACCCGGTCGCCGCTGATCAACTTCCTCACCTTCCCCGTGCAGCAGGCGGTCGAATCCGTCGCACAGCTCGGTGCGGGTGTGGACTTCGAGGAGGCCACCGAGTTCGGCGAGCCGACCGGTGCTCGCATCTCGCCGGCGTACTTCAACATGGCCTACACGTTCAAGTGGTACGACCTCGCCGCTCGCTACACGTGGCAGTACCTCGCGGACGCGACCGAGGCCATGGTCAACAGCGTCGGCAATGCGGCCATCGAGGCGTACGGTCGTCTGCGTCTGTACCAGGTTCTCAAGACCGTGTTCAACAGCACCAACCTGACGGCCACGATCAACCAGAACCCGTACACGGTCTACAAGTTCTACAACAACGACGGCACGGTGCCGCCGGCGTACAAGACGAACACGTTCCTCGGTACGCACACGCACTACCGTACCTCCGGCGCGGCGACGATCAACGCGGGTGACCTCGACGAGATCATCGCCGACTTCAAGTCGCACGGCTACGGCATGGAGAACGGGTACCAGCAGGTTCTGCTCGCGCACTCGACCCAGACGGCGGTCATCCGCACGTTCAAGTCGACGGCCAATGGCGGCACGGGTACCTACGACTTCATCCCGGCGCAGGGTCAGCCTGGTCAGCTCATCAGCGTGACTCAGCAGCTCGTGGGGGCTACGGCTCCGCCGGCGACTCTGAACGGTCTGACGGTCGTCGGTGCCTACGGTCCGCTGCTGATCGTCGAGGAGGACTGGCTGCCGACCGCGTACATCTTCGGTTTCGCGACCGGCGGTGCGCAGTCGCTCGGCAACCCGGTCGGTATCCGCGAGCACGCCAACCCGAACCTGCGCGGCATGCGGCTGGTCAAGGGCAAGCAGCCTGACTACCCGCTGGTCGACTCGTTCTGGAACACGGGCTTCGGTACCGGCGTTCGTCAGCGTGGCGCCGGCATGGTGATGCAGATCACCACGAACGGCTCCTACACCATCCCGACCGAATACGCGTGAGGTGACTGACATGCGGAACACGGACTGGGCTGGGCTGAACCGGCCCCTCAACGACGACGAGCGGGCGTGGCTGAACACCCGCGAGATGTTCGACGTGGTCGATGCCAACGATCGCAAGTTCGAGGACATGGGTGGAGACGAGGACACGGAGGAAGACGCTGACCAGGCGCCGGCCCCCAAGGACTACTCCAACCTGTCCGCTGACGATCTTCGCGCTGAGGTCAAGACTCGCCAGGAGGCGGGCCGTGACGTGAAGATCGTGAAGGGCATGAAGAAGGCGGACGTGGCCGCCATGCTCGTGGCCGACGACGCTGCGCAGGCGGCCGAGGAAGACGAGTAGTAGCGGCCAACGATGAGGGGTCCGGGGTACGCCTCGGACCCCTCCTCTGGTAGAGGGGATGGAAATGGCAACTGCGACTGAGGTCATGACCCTCCGTCTGACCACGGACCTTGAATGCACAGATCCGCCGTATACGGACGAATACATGTCGGCGCTGATCGACGAGCAGGGATCCGTCGAACTCGCTGCTGTCACCATCTGGCGAATCAAGGCCGCGCAGACTGCTGGGTTCGTCGACACGACGGAATCGGGCTCGACACGACGGCTGTCCCAACTCACGGATCAAGCTCTGAAGATGGCCGGGGCATTTCAGACTAACGAAGATGGTGGTGTGGTAGGCTTCGGTGCGCCGTTCACCATCGGAAGTGAGCGTGTCTGATGGCCGCGCCGGACCGCGACGTTCAACGCCGACAGACGAAGGCATTCATCGCGATGGATCCGACGGATATTGCACTCATCCCGGTTGTCGAAACGTCCACACCCAGTGGGGGCAAGATACGTCGAGACGGTACCCCACGAGCGACACAACGCTTCAAGGTCATTGTCATGACGTTCGATCAGCGTCCTACCGTGACTACAGCCGGCGTGGAGCGCACCATCGACTATACGCTACTCGGCGAATGGAATGCCGTGATGGCCGTCGGTGACAAGTGGCAAGACGAAGATGGTGGCTGGCAGGAGATCGTGGCATTCACCGAGGGGCACGGCTACGAACGCAAGGCGTTGTGTAGTCGACATGTACCGAAGGAGTGAGTCATGGCGAAAAAAGGCGTGTTCGACTATGACTCTCTGACTGCTGGACTGAAAGCGCTGCTGCCCAAGGTTGATGCCGGCGTAGATCTGGCCTTCGACATGATGGAGACTGCTGCCGCGTCATATGCTCGTGCCAACGCGCCGTGGACGGACCGTACGGGCAACGCACGTAATGGTCTCAAGGCTAAGCACGACAAGACACCGATGGTTGAGCACACGCTCATCATCTATCATTCGATGCCTTAC